CGCTCAATGTCAACTGAATCTGCACGAACTGGCCCCTAGTGTGACAGAAAAACCTACACCATGTCTTAGAAGCCGACAGACCGTTGATCGTCTGGTCCAGAGGCGCCTCTGTTTGCCACAAAGGAGTCCCATCAGGTAGGGGTACATTGACGGGAGTGTCTGAGTTGTTGTCCACAAACACGTTCACAGCCACTCGTCCATCCGCAATATAGTCCGTGTATAGGTCCATCTTCGTCAAGAACACTCCTGATCCTTTTTTCACGAAAGGATTGAACTGCTTGCTCGTGATGAGGAAGTTGTTCAGACGGATGATGTTGCCTCCATTCGTGTAGAGGCTGAACGCAGACGAGTCGATATTCAGAAGTCTGAAGGTAGTGAGAGAGAGAACCTCAATCTCAGAATTCAGACCGTTGATCTCCGTCATCCCGTTGACATTCTGTATCTTGACGAACTGGCCCGTCTCTAAATTGTGGTTACCCCACGTTGTCACCACTGCCTGTAGGTCGTTCGTGAGTCCCATGATGCTGATCTGCTTCTCATTGGTCGAACCCTGATTCAGAAGCATCACATAGCCAGTGTTGGTGCCGGCCACGATGTCTTCAAACTCAGGACCAATTGATCCAGCGTTCCACAGAAAGTCCGCCTCATCCCACGTTGTGTCTGTGGTGTTCCAGAGTCTGGCTGTGGATAGCCTGTAATGACCGAAACAGGTGTAAGAGTCCGTGAAGATTGAGTAGGAGTTCTCTCGGTAATTGTACACTAGCAACCGATTGGGATACGTAGTCGGCACTGACGCCTCTACGTACGTCCAGTACACTAGCTCCCGGAAATAGTCTCTGACTCCATGCACCCTTGAAGGCGAGTTTACCGTCTGCAGGAAACTGAACACCGTGTCCGGGATGATCAAGTCGATACGAGAAACGTTGTTTCCATCGGAGGTGATGATCCCCCTATTGCCTACACATGTCACGCCCCTATCAAAGGGAACTGTTGAAAACTGAGATGCTGTCCCCAGCTCTACATTGACTCTAGCCCATATGAAAGGCTGACCCGAGTTGCCGGTATACCTCAACGCCCAAGTACTACTCTCGAAGAACACTATGAGGATGTCTCGAATAAACTGGGCTCCCACGATGGATTCTCCTGTAGGAGCGTCGTTGAATCCACCTCTTCCGGGTATATCGTCTCTCCAGGCAAGTGGATCTGCTGTCTGTTCAAACGGAACCGGAGTGCTATAGAATACAGTTCCAGCCTGAGACCATCTGACACGTGTGTCTCGGACCACAAAGTTCCCATTAGTTGCAGGATCCCCTTCTATAGGGCTGAGAACAATCATTCTGTTCCTATAGGAAAGGACCATCCTGCCTCCTTTCAGAACGTTGCCAGCCACTCCAGGACTAGAGGCGGATAGAAGTGGATTGAAGTTCACCCAGCCATTCACAGAGCTATCATTCGCATACCATCGGATGCCGTCCCCGTTCGTGGCGTGCTGGAAAATGAATGCTGTACCACCAGAAATATAGGCAAGACCCGTGGATGTGAAAGCGATATCAACTGTAGTCGCTGATCGAGCGGTCACTACAAAGGTGCCATTGTTCAATCCAGGAGTAGAGGTCCCAACCGTACCCACAATACCCGTGATGAATATGGTATCCCCAATCTGCAGGACGTTAGAAGCAAATGTGAGGCGTGTTTGGCCAGCTCCAGGTGTGTCGATCGATACTAACGTGATCTGCTGAGCGTGGAATCCAGGCACATTGTTGGTCTCAAAAAAGGCGTTCTGATAGTTCGTGTAGTCGAAAAAGTTGGTGTCGGTACCACTCCAAGTTATCGCATCACCTGAGGTGGCATAGAAACTGATGTCATCGAACTTATTCAGAGCGCTATTGAAAATGTTGGCCTTGCGCGTGTCGAAGGCGATCAGATTCTCGATCTCCAAGGCAGGGATCTCTTGTGTACACAGACCCATCACTGGCAGAAAATCATATACATCAAAAGAGACCGTGACGTTATATGGACCTCCTCCAATTGCCGCGAAGGTAACCGAGAATATGCCTGTGAAGTAGTCTATGGATCCTACCACAGCCATGAGACTGTTCAGCATGTTCCCCATTCCATCGTCTGTGAAAACAGGGCCTCCTGCGCTGATAGTAACCGTGACTGATCCAGGCTGCACCTGACGATAGTAGACCCTACCTCCAGACGTATATGCAAGACCTGTAGACGTCGCTGATATGTCTACAGTCGTTCCAGTGCTATTTCCAACTGTAAAGGAGAACCCGTTTAGAACGGATGATACGGTTCCAACTACCCCGCTGATTCCAATAACCGTGCCATTGGCGATCGTGTTGACAGGGAAAGTAAGACGAGTAGAGCCCGGGGCTGGCGTGTCTATACCAACAGCAGTGATAGCCTGCGAGGATAATCCATTTCCTGCTGTGAAAGTGCCATTGTTGAAACTTGTGGACGCTCCACTGACTGCATTGGTATACGTCATGCTCGTTAGACTTACTAGCTGGCCCAGGAACGCATTTCCCTCTCTTCTCTTTACCCTCTTCCTCCATGTATAGGCGTCAGTGATGGATGGAAACGCGCTCTCCGGTAGGAGCCATGGCTCTCGGTCAAGTTCTAGGCCCACCTCGTAGGGAGCGATCATGAAAGGCTGAGAGCTCATAACTGGATGACTCCTACGCTAACAGAGGTGTTCCCAGAAGCTGGTATCGAGGTCACCGTTATCTTAATGCTGTTATTTTTCTGGTCCGAAGACGAATTAGAATAGGTGACGGTGCTTTGTATACTGCATCCTAGAAGGACCAGATACCTAATGTTGGTTCCAGGAGGGTCTGTACTCAACGGATTGGTAAAGGTAACCAAGAAAGTCCCTGTCCCACTACCACTTACCGTTCCAATGATGGCTACGCTGGTCACGTTGTAGAGATTAGAGGTGGTGATAACGGGGGCCCTAGTGGTAGTGAACTCGCAGAATGCCTTGAATGGAACAAGAGGAGGAACAAGCCCGGCAGCTATACCTGAGGTGTCATATTTATAGTACGGGTCCACCCTGTTGATGTTCGATGCTGGATTGATTTGTGTGAATGCGATTCCAGCCGAAGCCAATCCACTCGGAACAGCTGACTGAGCAACTAGAGTGCACTTCTTGTGCCTTCCCCTATTTGGAACTGAGGCATCGTTCCACGTGAAATGGTCGTTACCAAAGATAGTGTTTAGCTGTCCAAAGTTCGTTGTGATCAGGTTGTAGGTCTGGTCTATCCGAGTCCCCGTCTGAGGGATGTTGGGGTTATACGTCACTGTGGACCTCCAAAAAATCCGCCGCCGGCTCCATAGCCATAGTTGAGTTGATCTTGATAGATAGTGGCCACCCGCTGGCTTCCTATCTGCGCGTAGGTCCTCGTATCCGCCACAGCATACCGTTGACGAAGCAGCTGGTCCATCACAGAGGCGCCTTCCAAGTCCAGGGAGTCTTCCAGAAACTTCTTAGCTGCACCAACGGCAATAAGCTCCCACCACTCGCTCAGTTCAGGAGTATTTGTCGTCTGTCCAGCTGCAATAGCTTGAGTGGGCTGTCGATAAGCAACGAGCTCGATGGTATATCCCCTGTCTGGTACAGGAGCCACTGTGAACTGGTTCTGAAAGAATAAGATGCTCAAGGGTATGCTGAGAACCAATGGTATATACTGAACTTGGATCGGATTTCCTGCTGGAATGGGGATAGGATCTCCATCCTCATCGAAAAAACTAAGATTGGTAATCGCACCCGTCTGGTAGTTGATCGTACCTAAAACGGTGGTAGGGGTGTCCGTGGGGGTATCGTTAGGAGGATCGCTATAATACAGACTACCAGTCCCATCGCCATTATCGAAATCAGTGACATTTACCGTCGACCCCGTTGTGTTGGCTGTGATGAGTACGTTTTGAACTCGACCTGCTGGGAAATTGTTGGTTCCTGTTGCATTGAAAGGGTTGTTATTTACGCTGGCGAGAATAGGACTGCCTGTCGTGAACCCACTATATCCTGATCCGCTAAAATCGTTAGTCCCATCCCCAAACGCAAAGTTCGTCTGCATCTGCCACTGGAAGTACCATCCATAGAACTGGTTGATGTCCTGCTGGAGAGTAATCTCCCTCTTCAAACAGTAGCATGGGCCCTCTACAGTGATGTAATGCTCTGAATCGAAAGGATACGTCGCCTGTCCAGAAATGGTATTGAAGGTGTACTTGTCCTTCAGCTTCAGACTCCTAAACTGCGCAGGTAGGTCGTAGTTGTAGAAGCTGTTGATGTATGCCTGTAGATCCGCAGTACTCACCTGTAGCTCGCTAGGAGCACCAATGAGCCTGCGAATCTTAGATAGGATGCTGCCTAGGCTGGCAACCGCAGGTCCTGTCATCGCTTCTTCCCTTTCTTCTCATGCGAACGCCTAGCTTCACTGTAAGCAATCGCAACCGCTTGGGACTGCTTTTTTCCAGAATCCATCTCTCGGCGTATGTTCTCGCTGAAACCTTCCTTGGTGCGAGCTGCCTTACCTTTTACTAACGGCATATAGACTCCTTTAAAATGGGATATCGTCGAAGCAATCGTCGATGGTGACTGTGGCAGGATCCGATCCAGGAATAATCCCCGAACCTGCCGGTACCGCTAACGCAGGAGATTGCGTGTCCTGACCTGCATCTGTGAAAGCAAACCATTGAGTGGAGTCCACATCCAAAGTGACGGTGGTAGGGCTAGACTCCAGTACGAGGGCTGTCACATTATTGGCTTGCACCATCCCGTAGGGACTAGACACCCTAAGAGAAATGACCTCTCCAGGGATGAAGTCATGCCCAGACAGGAAAGTCACGACTGCCTTCTGCGCCTGCGTGATCCCTGTGATGTACTCAAAGGGAGGGACGAAACCATTGGTCATGTGAGGAGATCCACAGGGGTAAATCTAGTCCTGGAGGTCTTCACAATGCTTCCCTGGTCCACATCCAGATTGGTTCCGATAGTTCGGATCTTCTTATAGCAGTTGTTCAAGTGCTTCACAAGAACCATGGGGATCTCGCAGATTTCTCCGTGGGTGATACGCACACTCCTGATCGGCTCGCCTGGGAAAAATCGGTAGCAGAAGTCAAAATACCCTGCTTGGGCATCGATGAACTCGAACATGCCCTTGACCATCTTCTGGCCTTCCTTCTGGAGCTTTTTGATCTTCTCCTGGACCTCAGCTTTCTGAGAGTCTGTCGCTGGCTTAAACTTAGCGCCATTTATCTCTAAGATTCTCATATTACCTCTCTGGAGAGGGGGCCTGAGCCCCCTCGTTTGTTAGTTCCCGTTATACTGGGAATATTTGAAAGCTGTCCACTGAAACACGTCACCGGTAGTGATTCCAGTCGTTCCAGCACCCGCAGTAGGTCCGAACAATCCAGCCCCCAAGTAGATGAGCTGAGTGTTCTTGTTGTCGAACGCATCCTGTACAGGCGTAAACGGCTGTACAGCACCTGGATATGGACCAGAACCCGCAGGAACGGCCATAGCAGGACTTGGACCTGATTTTACAAGTCCGCTGGCAGGATACGCGAACGTCGTGAACCCAGAGCTGTCGATATCAACCGTGATGCTGTTAACTGTCGAGCTGATGGTTGTGGACTGTACGATACCCAAACGGTTATTCATCTCGTCCATTCCATACGCCGAAGGAACCCTGAAGCTAACTTCCTCGCCCACAATGAACGAATGAGCCGTGCTGAAGGTGATAACCGCCTGCGTTGCTTTCGTAATGTTGGTGATGATCTTCGCTGGAGGAGTCCATCTACTAGGAATGAACTTGACAATGCTTGCTGTGGTTCCATTCACGCCGGCACCAGCCACTCCTATATATCCCAGAGTGATATGGGTAGAGTCAGGAATCGCGGTCACAGTAAAGGCAAGACCTCCTACCTGAAGCATCCCAGCAGGGTTTACTATCCGCACTGTATCTCCAATAGCAAAAGTGGCTGAGCTAGACACAGTTACAACACCAGTAGTGGCATTGATCGCCGTGGCTGCTACGCCAGGAAATACAGGAGGATTGGAAGTGGAGTATGTGAATACCCCATTGGCTGCCAGTGCCTGCGCGATCATCGATGGAGCTGTTGCCGATGAAGTTTGGTTGATAAATCTAGCCGTACCTTGGGCCATAGACCTTTCCCACCAAGCTTCAATCGTCTGGGCTGCTGGAGGACCAGTAACCAAACCCCACTCCGTGATGTTCCTCATGATGAAGAAATCCGGAGGTGCCTGCGACTGCAAGGATATCTCCACTGCAGTGCTCACAGTGGCGACGAAGGTACCGCCAGCTATCATTTCGTATGGTAACATGGTCGCCTCCTATATTCCCGTCGAGCGCAGGTTCTGGATCCATAAGTCGTTGGTGATGCAGCTTCCTTGGTAGAAAGAGCAGCCAGCGGTGTGGCGCAGCATACATGGGTCGTTGTTGTATCCTGGAGGCAGGTAGATGAACCTAGCTTTTCCTCCAGCCTGCCAAACTACTTTGTAAGCCTCTTTTGCTGCTACAAAACAGTTGGCGACATCGTTCCCAAGCAAGCTAGCTCCAGGAGTTACTGACCCTTGCTCGGAGATGAAGAAACGCACGTTATCAACTCCACCCCACTCCGTCGCTAGTGTCTCAGACACATTCGGGTACTGAAACTTGCGAACGAAGCCTTTGATGCCGTTCAGAACAGGAATCATCCTGGTCGTCAACATACACCCATAAGAATCTCCAATAGGACTGGTGCCGAACCTATCCTCACCTTCGATCATCTGCGTGATGTATTCACCAGAGTTGTTCTGTAGGACGGTCACCACATCGTCAACGTCGCTGATGCTCATCTCCGTAGGCAAGTCTCCGTTGAGACCTCCCACACAGTTGATCACAGAGGCAGTCGACTCAAGCTGATCCCGGACTAGAGCATCCTGTGTTTCACGCAATGCCTGCCCAAGACGGGCTGCGGCTGAGTTCAAAACCATTCTGTTACTTTTGTGACCTACACATAGGTGCAGGCGGGGAAACCTCTTCGGATCTCCCTCTCTATGTTTCCATAGAGGACAGACTTTCGCACACTCTATTGACACCTACAGCAGCAGGTCGCCTCACAGATACGTCCTAAGAGTGATTGAGGCCTCTTCCTAAGAATCGCCTCCATCTCCTTGACGTCGTCACTGCGATGACGGTGCTGATCTGTACAGTCAATCGAGCCCTCCTCGTTAAGTCGTTCAGCGCGAACACGATATCTCTGCCATTCACTATCCGGCATGTATGCTTGATAAGATCCACGGTCTAGAGATGATAGCATGTTCTTCGCCCCTGTTGCCTTCGACACTACTCGGTCAGGTTTCCAAGTCAATTAGAGGAGGTTTATAGACCCCATTTTTCAGTTCCAGAGATAAATGGCTTTAGGGTCTTCGTTCGTGATGGTCACTTGACGCGTCAAAACGATGTAGGTCGCATACACACGGACTCTACAATCGATGTCAACACGGTGAAGTAACTGGCTGGGGGGGTTCGTCTGAGCGTCATCCAGAGGAATAGGAAACAACTCTAGGCGGTCGTATCGAGACTGCCTGTCGATG